CCGGGTCCTTGGCGTGCCCGGCCAGGCGGATCGCGTTCTTCAAGTCGTCCCGGGTCTTGATCGGGAACGACCCGTCGGGCAGCGCGTAGCCCTCCTCGGCGGCCTGGCGGCGCTGCTCGGCGGAAAAGTCCCGCTTGGCCAGCTCGGTCAGCGCGGCCTTCGTCGCGTCCGGCAGCGCGTGCGCCTCCTTGGCGGACAGGCCGAGCCGGGCGGCCAGCCCCACGTACGCGACCTCACCGTCGGCGTCGGCGCCGACGCCTTCGCGTTCCTTGGCCTCGCACGTGACGAAGTGGCGCAGCAGCTCGACCGCGCGCAGCAGCAGCGAAATGTCGTGGACCTCGTCCAGGTGCCCGGCGGCCAGCTCGTCCGCCTCCGCCTTGATCAGCCCGGCCAGCAGCGCGATCGCGGCCTTGCCGCCTTCGATGTCGGCGGTCTCGTCGACCTGCCCGTCCGGGCCGATCGCCTTGTTCACCAACTCGACGGCGCGGGCCCGGTCCTGGTCGGCGGCGTCCACGGGCGCCAGCTCGGCCTGCGCGCCGGCCGCCTTGGCGATCGCGAGCGTGGCCGTGGGGTTGCACGGCCGGTCCACGTAGGACACTTCGACGATCTCACCGGCGACGATCCGGCCGCCCGGCGCCGAGGCGTCCTTGACCACGCGGGCGTTCTTGATCCCCACGCTGTAGCCCTTCAACGCCCCCGCTTCGATCTTCCGCGCGGTGCCCTCGTCGACGACCTTCGACTTCAGCATCCAGTCGTCGCCCTGCTGCTCCAGCTCCAGGCCCACACCGGCCGCGATCGGCTGGTGCATCTCGCGCAGGTTCCCCCACTCCATCCACGCGGGCATGGCCTGCTTGAGCCACTCGGGGTCGCAGACCTGCGCGTCCAGGTCGACGTCCGGGCCGGTGGCCTTGCCGTACACGATCAGGTCACCGGCGTCGTCACGCTCGGCCTTGACGATCTCGGCGGCGTACGCCTGCGTGATGGTGTCCACAGGGTGCTCCTTCGTGCTCAGGTGGCCGGCAGCAGCGAGCACCGGCAGTTGGGGTGTGCGGGCGGCTCGGTGTCGCCGGAGGAGAACGCCTCGCCGACGTCGACCGCGCCGTCGGTGGCGTTGGTGAGGCAGACCGCGCAGACGTTGCTGCCCGGGTCGACCACCCACCGCACCCGAGCCACGCCCACGTCCCCATAGGCGGCGCGGGCGGCGTGCGAGCTGGCGGCGGTCACCTCGGTCAGGGCGATGCGGGCGGCGGCCTCGTCGAGGATGCGGCGGATCTCCTCGTCGAGCTGGTCGGCGGTCCACCCGGCGTCGCGGCCGCGGCGCAGGACGCGGGCCAGGTCGGCGACGCGGGTGCGGGCCAGCGTGCGGGCCGCGTCGCGTACCCGCGTGGCCAAGCCCTTCAGGCCGCCGAACCGTTTGCGGGCTTTGGCCGGCTGGCCGGGCTGCCAGCCCTGCCAGTCCGGTGCGCGGCCGGTGGCGGCGGCGCGGGCGGCGGTGTCACCCAGTAGCGCGCCCTCGGCCCACAGGTCGGTCAGCGGCCCTTCGAGGGCGGCGGAGATGTAGGCGGTGGTGCCGCGTTCATCCAGCCACACGCGCGGCTCAGGCAGCCGCACGGGCGCTTTCTGGGCGGGGTTGGCGTTGATCCATTCGCGGGCCAGCGTCGTCGGCTTGACGGCCCGTACGAGCGCCTCGGCGATCGCGTCCTTGTAGTGGTCGGCGAGCGCCTCATCGTGAGCCCAACCCGCCCACTCCCGCGTGACTTTTGGGGCGTCACCACCCCCGGCCGCCTTGAACACGACGCGGGGATCGTCGGCCAGGTCCGGCGCCAGCTCCAGCAGCACGCCCGGGTCGGCGGTGAACTCAAACGGCCGCGCCGGCGTCGCGTGCTTGCGGGCCCACCGGCGGAAGGTGGCGAGTTCGGCCTTGGCCGCATCCCGCTGCCCCGCGGCCGGGCCGGACTCGCCACCTGTCCCCTCTCCATCCCCGTCTCCGCCTTCCGGCGAAGTCTCCTCCTCGACCCGGGCTGCGGCCGCGCCGGGCGGCGCGGGCGTCGGGGCGGCCGCGCCCTCGACCGGGGTAAGCCCGCTGCCGGTGAACACCATCGGCTTGTTGGCCTCCGGCACCTCATAGCGGGGCAGGCCCAGGGCGTCGCGGGCCTCGTTCAACGTCATCCGCCCCGACCGGACACGGGCCTCGGCGATCGCGTCCGCGTCCTTCTCGTCCTCTTCGTCGATGCCCAGGAACCGGAACTCCAGCTCCGGCGGCATGCCCAGGTGCGTCTGCGAAATGCGGGTGAGCAGCCGCGCCCACCACTTGGCGTCGGGGAACAACCCGACCTTGTAGTTGATCGACGCCTGCCCCTCGGAGAATCCCGCGGACCCGAGCCCTTTGGTCTCAGAAAATCCCAGCTCGGTCGGCGGCACCCCGAAATGGGAGCAGACCAGCTTGATCAGGAACTGGTCGTAGTCGGGCCGGTACTTCTCCTGCCCGACGGGCAGCGGCGCGGGCTCCAAACCCGGCGGCAGGATGCGCACTCGCCGCCGCTCCCCCAGGTTCCCCGACATCTGGTCGTTGAAGTCGCGCTCGTAGTCCAGCAGCTGCCGCGCGTTCCACTGCGACGCCCCGGTGTTCTTCAGGACCATCTCAGGGGTGACGCCCTCGGTGTACTCCGCCAGCATCCACGCGTGCCGCTTCAGCCACAGATTCAGGTCGACCAGCACGTGCTCGACCGGGGAGAACCCGTACGGCGTCCACGTCCGCACCGCGCGACGCCGGTAGATCAGCTGGTCGGCGGTCAGGCCCGGCGTGTTGCCGTCGGCGTCCACGTCGGCGGTGAACTCCCCGCGCGGGAACGAGTGCAGGATCTGCTGGTAGGCGGGCGCCGGCGGCCGCGGCCGCGCGCCGTACTCGTCCAGCAGCGGCTTGATGGTGGACCCGTCGATCGCGCGCAGGGCGATCAGGTCGCCGCCGTAGGTTCTCCGCGGGTAGATCACGACGGCGTCCAGGACGAGCTGCTCTTCGACGAGCTGCCACAGCCACGCGTCGAACTCCAGGCCCTGCTCGGGATCGGGCTGCTGCCAGAACTCCACCAGGCGGCGGATGTCGGGGGCCAGCTTGCGCTGCAACGCCTGGACCGCCTCGGCCTTGGACGCGCCGTGCTGCACGGCCTCCTCGATGGCGCCCTGAGAGACGGTGATGTCCCAGTCCAGCCCGGTCAGCTCCCGCTGCCGGTGTTCGATGCACTGCCGGACGAGGGGCGCGTCAGCGGCGTCGCGCAGCGTCTGCCACGGCACCAGCCGGTCGGGGTTGGTGTAGATGTTCCACGACGTGGGGTAGTCGAACGCGCGCGGCTCGGCCCGGCCTGTGTCCTCCCTGGGCGTGTTGATCGGCGCGGGAAGCAGCGGAGTCCCCGGCCCGAACGGCGCGCGGGTCCACTCCTCGGGGCGCGGCATCGGCTCGGCCAGCGGCGCGTCCGGCTGCACACCGCCCTGGTTGAGCGCCGCGATGACCTCCGACAGCGGCACCATCGTTCCGCCGGCCCGCGTCGGGGCGGCCTTGGCCACATCCGCGCGGTCGTCGGTACGGCGGCGGCGCCAGAGACGAGCCATGCTCACCTCCTGCCCCGCTGTCTTCGCAGCTCCTCGAAGTAGTCGGTCGTCGGGTCGCTACCGGCGTAGAACGCCAGCAGCAGCGCGTCGGCGTTGTCGGGGGACCGGCCGAGCCGGGCGATGATGTCGTCCTTCGGCTCGACGCGGATACGGCCCTGGGCGTCGACGTCCCAGCGTGGTTCCAGCAGCTGCGCCACGGTGGTGTCGGCGTTGTCCATCGCCGACAGGTCCCAGCCGCGCCGTTCGGACAGGCCACGGCCGATCTCCCACCAGATTTCGGCGCGCAGGTTGGCGAACCGGTCCGGCTGGCTGGCCTTCTCCGCCACGTTCACGGCGATGATCTGCGCGGTGTGCAGGCCCTGGTGCGCCATGTTCCGCAGCTCCCCGACCAGGCCGAACCCGACACCAATACTGTCGATCTTGACGCGTGTCGCGTCCGACTCTCTGATCGCGTTCAGCACCAGCGGC